CTGTCCTTTACAACGATTGTAGTATCACTCACAAACAACTCAGGTACTTCAGGTAGTTTCTGAACGTACTGTCTCTCGACAGAGAAGCCTACACCAGTACCACACATAAGAACGTGCATAGCTTCATCAAAAGATACTATGTTATCTACAGCTATGTATGAGCAGTTATACATACTAATGTTATCTCTCATAGCTGCAGGACCAGCTGTCATGAGGCTACGCATAGATGGCATAACCTCTAGGCTTAGTATGGCTTGCTCAATGTCTTTGACGTAAGAGTCTTTACCAGCCAGAGGATACACAATGTTATCCATGTAGCGTGATACTGTCTCACCCCAAGTCTCACGCCTTCCTTCTTTGTCTAGCCAACGCGCATAGCGTGACTTGTGTATAAATGATTGGTAGTCGGTAGGTAAATAGTTACTCATCTGTTGTCCCCTGATCCCTGTAATACGCCACGTTCTTGACGACTGTCTAACTTCTCTACGTTCATTCTGATAATAGATCCTAAGTCATGATTAAAGATATTACCAAGGCTAGTAGCGTAGAAAATTACATCACCTAATTCTTTAGCAATGTCGTCTGCAGTAAACTTGTCTTTGTCACGAATAAGTTTCTTAATCTTTTCAGCGACTTCTCCTGCCTCACCAACAAGTCCAAGGGTATTCTCGACTAGCCTGTCATGACCCTTGGTTATAATCTTAGCCTCAACCCATTCGCTATACTGCTTGAAGGGGTCGAGGCTATGCCTACTACCGTCTATCATGTGGTAGTAACCCATAGCCTCAAGATCAACATCATTTATCATCAGGCTCATCATCTAAAGAAGTCTTTAATTCTCCAAACTTCATCTGGTGGATAGCCTTTGTACACTCAAGTATATGATTGAGTAGATTAATAGAGTTCTGACCTAGGTTCAATATGTTAACAATAGCAGTCTGTTCTTCCGTTAAGTCTTCCGTGTCATACTCGTTGTCTTCAATAATAAGTTTAGTCATGTGTGTTTACCTCACAGTTTAGGATGAATATATCATCGGTGTCATAAATTAAATTCTCAAGTAACTCTAGAATTTCTACACAAGAATTAGTGTCAGATACTTCTAAGAAGTTAGCTTCAGGGTCTACCTCCAAAACAATTCTGGCCTCAAATTTCATTGTCAGAAACTCCTAGTTATATTATTTTTCATAGCAGTGTCAACCGTATTCTTTTTGCAGTGAGGCTAAAGAAATAAACTCTGGTTCATAGAAGCCATTATGTATTTCTCTCTTGACTACTACCCCAGACCACCAGTCAAGGTTAGCTTGCCCAGCCCAGGCCTCGTCTGCACCTTTAAAACAACCAGCTACTAGGCCTATAGCACCAGCTGCATCCTTGAACTTCAGGTCTCTCTTGTGTGAATGACCACAGGTTGAACTCTTAAACCTGTTGGCAAGTAAGGAATTTGCGTGGTGCATTCCACTCATGGCTGTGCCAAAATTACCAGCACTAAAGAAGTGAGCGTAGGACACACCATCGTAGTCATGGATAGCTGGCGCTGAGTTATGGTACTCATGGTACTCATCAAACCAGTGGTTATTTTGTAGGTGACTGAAGGATATACCGTACTTAGAACCCTCCAGCCGTGGGTCACTCTTCAAAGCTTTCTTAATACGGTTCTCATGGTTACCCTCAAACCCATAGAAGGCTGGACGCTTGCGCTTATGGTGTCTGAACTTCCAACGTAAACGATCTTGAGCTTCGTTGTATTGTTCTATGTCTGCCTCATAGCTCTGACTGACGATAGCTTCTGGGCTGCGTGTATCAAATGAATTGAGGGATCTCATGTCGGCACCGTCACCTAAGTCTACAACGTAGTCAGGCTTGATGTCATAAAGAAAGCTACCAAGTAGACTGAACCTATCGTTATTAATAGAAGGGTCGCAGTGTGCACAAGAAAACACAACAGCTGTTTTACTTACATAGTTTTTAGACATAACCTTGAACCTTTCTTATTACGTCATCGTGTTGGGACTTACCATTACTATCAATAATAAGACTAACGTTACTAGATAGAAAGTCTACGTCGTCCATAGCTTGCTTCATGTTATCGTAGTAAAACTCTTCCTCATGTAGGTCACTGTCATACTTGTACTTAGTTAGGCACAGGTTCCAAGGAAGGTCTTCACCGTTCTCAAATGGGCCTTTGATTACCTTAAGTATCTCAGCGTATGGTTTAAACTGTTTAGTCATTACTGCTCTCCTTTAACCAGGATTCTGGTATAACTTTGTCGGCATAGATGAAGCCGTGTTGTGTACACCAGTCACCATATGTAGACTTGCTACCCTTATACAGTCGTGATTTACTGTTTGTAAAGACAAACCTTATATCATAATCAGGAAACTGTCGTTTTATTTCTTTGTGTTTCCTTCTGTCGCCAGTAACGAAGCGGCCCTTAGTCTCCACTATGATGCCGTTACCTAGAACAAAGTCAGGTGTGTAGGTTCTATTGCGTAAGTCTATCCACTTGATCTTTGTTTTCTCGTAAGTAAAGGAGATGTTTCTTTTCTTTAGGTAGTTAGCTGTGTCTACCTCAAGGCCTGAGCGATAACCTTCTTGGATACCCCTCAGTCTTTTGTTATTATATTTCACCACGGTATTCTAAATCCTCTGCTACGTTAGGAAGTTTCTTTACCTTAGTTAGGTACAGTGGTTTGTCACTGTAGATAAACTTACGTAGCTTAGGGTAGCATACCTTTTTAAAGTCGCAGTAGCCGCAGGTAGACGGAAGTTTCATGTTACCGTTAGTGCTTGTCTTAGACTGAGGTATAGGCTCGAAGGCTCTCTCAGGTGGGTCTTCACTCTTAGCCATAGCCTTGAGGTGCTTGACTGTGCTTTCTTTCCCATCAAACTCTTCAGAGAAGTCGTACACGTCTAGGCATACAGCCCCACTAACCTTACAGACTACAAGGAAACCACCGTGTGTCTTGTTAGTTACTAGCGGATCATCAACAGCTGCGTACACGTAGGAGCTAAGCTGTGAGATATAACCAAAGGGATCGTCTTTACGTAGGTTACCATCCTTAAACTTCCTGAAGGCGTAAGGTGATGCAGACTTAACATCAATAGTCATACCATTAATGACAGCATCTCTGTGACCCTTGATGCCGTGGACATCCATGCGGTCTTGCATACCAGTGACTGAGTGTCCAGACACAGATGCTACAGCTAGTACTAGCTCTTCGATCATGTCACCGTAGAAGAATTTGAATAGGGTATCTGGGCCTAGTGGTTCTGACTCCAGAGGTTTATTAACTTTGTACCAAAGCTTACGCTCACATGGCGTACCTAGTGATGAGAGAGAGAGATATGAACGAGGTTCCTGTGGTTTACCAAACCGTTGCTCAGCCATGTCTGCTATGTTGTTAGACATAAACTCACCGATAGCTGTGTCCCAACCGTTCTGACCTAGTATAGTCTGTTCGATGTCATGCACCAGCGTATCGTTTGTTTTAACTTCCACCCTATCTCTCCCTTGTTATGAATAAGAATGCCCCCACCCAACTAAGGGAAGGGGCTTTTTTATAGGACAACACAAATTCAAAACACCTAGAAAGGAATAGTATCTTCTGATACTGTAGCTTTCTTCTTGGATGCTTTGTTAACAGGGGCAGCTTTAGTATCCTCAACTTTAGAGGATAAGTCTTTGAAGGAAGGGGAGGAGCTTCCTCCTTCAGACTCGTAGGTCACGTGATCAATGACCTGCACCGCTTCTAGACGTGTACCCCTACGTCCAGTCGATGTATCGTAAACGGCTACACGTACCATGCCTGTGCTTCCGTTACCTATGAAACCGTCTACGTCAAAGTCCCAGTCGAGACCCTTAACGTTTACAACAGTTGGCGTACCACTACCCCAATCATTGTTGCCTTTAAAGGGACGGCTAAGTGTAACCTTAGTACCACCCTCAACGGATTCCATTTTCTTCTGACAGCCAGCTGACTTAAGCTTATCTGCGTTGTCTTCATCAAGAGTGATGGTGACTTTGCACTCGCCATCTGTCTCAACATTCCATGACGCTTGATCACGGTTGTGTTCAAATACTTTAGCCCAGTCTAGTGTGCCAAACAATTCAAGAATTTCAGTAGCCATTTTATCGTACCTCTTATCTATGGTGTTTCTGTTATACAATTATTTATTAGTGAGTGTCAAGCCAATTTATTCCTACATCATAAGATCCAGGTGTAGGTATCTTAAATCCTAGCTCAACCCCTACTTCTTCCATGCACTTAGCTTGGAGTTTACCTAACTCTTCAGCCTCTTCTTTAGTTCCTATAACCTCTGTCTGGTACTCATCATGGATGAACCCAACCATCTTGAAGTTGATGCCAAGCTTACGTGCCTCAGTCGTCCAGCTAAGCAGTGTGTGTTTCATTAGAATACTCTCAGCTGACTGCAACATACCAGCCAACGTCTTGTGTTCGTTAGGCACCTTAACTTGGCGTCCATCGTAACCTGTGAAGTAACCTCGCTCCGCTATGTAGGGAACAAGTCTATTCTTTAGATCAGAGAGACCATCAATAGACTTAATGAATGACTCCCTAGCCTTCACTGCACTATCCTTATTAACCTTGAGTATCTGTGCAGTCTTCTCAACACCTGCTCCTAGAAGCCAAGCGTAGATAAAAGTTTTAGCCATGTCACGTGTCGCATGGTTAAGGCCCAAAGCTTTCTTGTTAACGTTGTGTATGTCTGTTTCGTTTTCCTTCTTACCATCCATAATAGCACGGGCATACTGGTCTGCATCAAAGTGTCTCCACATATAATCGGCTAGTACCCTAAGCTGAATACCGTCTGCATCTGTACCCACCAGCCAGCTACCCTTAGGTGTAGTCCAGCACGAACGAAGGTCAGCATCATACTGTTTCTTAACCTCTTCAACGGCTGACTTAGGTTCGCCATGAAAGGATGATGGTATGTTTGCTGTGTTGGGGGAGTTGTGTGCACATCTACCTGTCCATGCACCAATGTTATTAATAGTACCATGTATACGCCCATCAGTACCTACCTGATTGATCCACTCTACTAGGGAACTACGGCGTCCTTCGAGGGTCAGCCACTTAGCTAGTGAACGTGCCCCCTCTGGTGCATACTCAGGTAATGTCTCAAGGTTATCCTCAGAGCAAGCCCACCCGTACTTGGCTAGGTCATTCTTCTTTTCTTTGTAGAACTCCTTAGTCATACCAACACCCTTCTTACCATATGGATCACCAACAGACAGCCTAGCAAACTTAATAGCAGTGACAGTCTTGTCGTATGGTTTCCAGCCAGCATCCCACAGTGCTTCAATACGATCCTTAGATGATCCAGGTTTGAAGTCGATCCAGTTGTAACACACTAGGTCTTCACCTATAACTTGGGTCAGAGCATACTTCTCCTTAGCCTTCACAACACTAGCCACCTCAGTGCCATCTATCTTTAGGCGGTACATCATTGTGTTCACAGGTGTAAGCTTAGGTGGGAAGTCTACTTGAAACTGATCCTCTAGGGTAGACATCTGATCTAGTACAGATGCTAGTAGGCCAGAAGCCTTAGGTGTATCGAAGGCAAACCCGTAGTACCTAGTACGTACCAACTCAATCTGTAGGTTATGCTCTGCACGTAGTGATCTCTTCCAACTCTCATCGTAGATGTACTTAGAGAAGTGATTGTACAAAGCCTCAGTCGTATCCAAGTCACCGTACCAGTAGTCAACCATCTCCTGTGAGAACTCACTGAAGTTATGGAAGTCTCCCTTGTGTACCCCAAGCCTACGACCCCAAGCATCTAAGCTATGTGGAGACCTAGCACCCTTAGGTATCTCAATCCCGTAGTCCACAACACGTGACACTAACAGAGTATCAATGACCTTAGATGGATCAATGAGCCTAGGCTGAAGCAGTCTGTTTATCTCAGGTGCATCAAACTGAATGAAGTTGTGACCAACAAAGTAATCGACTGACTTGTGCCACTCAATAGCAGCAGCCTTAGCTACAGTATCTTCATGACAGTTCTCAAACTTGTAGACCTCACCTGTGTCCACATCCTTACCACCGCATAGCCAAAGCTTATCACTACCTATGACAGCATTAGTTTCTATGTCACTAATAACAATCTTCATACTTGAAATGAAACCTCCTCCAGTACGGTAGTGTCTGGATCATAGTAGACGCTACCTGACTTACCCAGCTTAGCAAAGGGGCGGTTCTTGTCAACGATGAAGTTAGTTGTGTTGCGTATTGTCTCATCTTCTGACTCAGTGTCACGCTCCAACTTGATACACACGATTGCTTCTTCCTCAAGTGAGGCAGCATACTTAGTGCGACCATCATCATTCACCTGTGAGATAAAGACAACGCCAATGTTTAACTCCTTAGCAAGCTGTGCCATACGTGCGCCCAAGGTAGTCAGCGTACTAGTAGCACCCTCAACACCAGCGTTAGATAGATAGGCCAGACGTTGCACGTGATCAATGAAGATGAACTCAGCACCATACACTGTAGTAGCCAGACGCACATAGTCGAGTAGGTGCATAGGATCATCGTGACCACGCATCTCAAAGACTATTGTCTTGTCATCTTGTGAAGCTATCTTAGCTGCTAGTATGACCTGATCCTCAGTCACACCGTTTTCCTTTGCGTCTTCCTTAGTACGAACATTACAACCTAGCTCGTAGGTAGCCATTGCACGGTAGGTGGTAGACTTCATCTCTTCCATGTGTAGCATAGCTACCTTTGTGTCTTGCTTGAGTAGCCCTATCTCAAAGTAGCGTATCAGTTCTGTCTTACCTTGACCACGCATAGCCTTGATGAAGGTTAGTCCACCCTTGATTAGACCTCGTATCTTATCGTCTATGCCTGAGTGTCCAGTAGGTACGTACTCGTATGGGTTCTCTGTCGTGATAGCTTTCTCTACCTCGTAGTTACCCACAAAGAAGTTGTCTGGACTAAACCTCTGAGGCTTAAGACCTGACCACTTAAGATCATCCTGGTCACCATTCATGATGAAGTCGTTGGCATCCTTGTGCTTAGTCATAGGCACATAGAAGAACTTCTCAGGGAACAAAGCATACAGACGTTCAGCCGCTGCCTTACCTGCAGGATCTTGTTCACCCGCATAGACAACCTCAGTGAAGCTGTTCATGTAGTCAAAGTTCTGCTTGATAAACTTATCAGAGATAGATGCACTAGGTATAGACTTAACAGGAAAGCTTTTGCCTAAGGCTTGGTACAGACTGGCTGCATCGAACTCACCCTCTGTTATATACAGACGCTTGCTTGACCCTGCGTTGAAGTCAGGCCCGAACAGTTCACGTGGTGTACCCTTATCCTTTGTCCAGAACTTCTTCTCATCATAGCCACGATACTTAACGTTATTAGGATACTTGAACGCATACCTAACTGGATCACCTTCAGCATCCATCTGGAGTTGTA